GGCCTGGTGCAAATCATCGGGCGAGACCGAGTGGAAGCAGAAGGGTTTCTCGTCGGCGATGGAAGAGCGCGGCTTTTCGAAGATCCAGTCGAACGTCATGTGGTTCGAGGACATCAAGCTGATCCGTTACGTGCACGACTTCGTCGACAGCGACGGTCATCCGGTCAAGATGGGACCTGACGGCAAGAAAGCGGAGGTCGGCGACATGCGCGATCAGGAGTTCTGATCCTCCCACCCTCCCAAAATGGGAGGATTTGATTCGCGGCTAACGCATTGAGTTGTCTTGGTTTGGGAGGGTTCGGGTGGATTGGGAGCATTTTTCCGTATCTACATGCGCGCGGGCGCGGGCGCACACGGAACAAGAACATGGATAATCCTCCCAATCTTCCCAACCCTCCCAATGATTTAAGAAAGCCTTGTCTCCCAAGGGTTTCTCGATGGGTGCGTTTTGTTCTTTTGCAAAACGTCCCTCCCTGACCCTCCCAATTCTAAATATTCCGACCTGGAATATTTAAAAACGCGGTTCTCGGCAGGAACCGTTCTCGCGTTACGGCCGGCATAAGCCGGGAAGGCCAGCAAATCGAGCGGAGATCGAAATGTTGGAGCGAACTGATGAAACCGCTGTCGAGCGCGTTCTCGAAGGAAGTGCTGCAGGAACTGGCGAGGCCGGTTGAGCCGACGAATCCGCGATATGCTGAAATTGTGGGAGGCAGATCGCCGCGGTGGCATGTCGTCGAAGTCTATGCGTCGATGCAGGCCGATATCGCCGCTGATCTCGCGCATCACCGCTACGGCGTCTACGTGCCGGAGGTCGACGAAACCATCATCAAGCGCGGCCACAAGATCGACAGGCGCGTCCCGATGTTCTCCGGGTACATCTTCGTGTTCATGTGGCAGGCCGATCAGAACTGGCAATGGATCACGAGCACGCCTGGCGTCGTCGCCATCCTTGGCGAATTGAGCGACGAGGAAATCGACATCGTCCGGAAAGTCGAAAACACGAAACGGCCGATCGTGATTGCGCTGGCGGCGCCGAGTGAAGTGGAGCCCGAACCACAAACGCCGGCGCGGACAAAATCCAAAAAGAAACGGGGCTGGAAAAAACGCACCTCGCGAAAATCCCGGCCGAAGGCGGTAAAGCCAAGGATCATCACCGAAGCCGATCTGCGGAACGAAATCATAACAACCCGTGCGTGGTCCGCCTTTGACGATCTGATCGTGCTTGACTCCGAGGGACGGAATCAGACATTGCGGAAAGCTCTAGGCCTTTCCTAGTACCCGCCATCGTGGGCGTGCGGGAACGGAACTGGCGGACCGAAGCGATTACAGCGCTTCACCAGCCGTCAATGTGTCCAAAGCAGTAAGCCCGGCCCGCATCCCGCGCGTCGGGCTTTTGTTCGTCTAGGGTAAGCGGTAGCGCCTTGCGGCGTTGTCGCTGCCCTCCTTGGGCGTTTTCCTCCCAACTACCCAGACTTGGGCTGCTTGCTAAACGCAAGCGGCCCGATCCTTTTTCGAGAGTGGGCATGGGCTGCAATTGCGATCAACGCCGTCTTTCGCTTCAGCGCGCCGGCTCGGCCGTTGCCGGCGGTCGAATTGGCGTTGCGGCGGTGGAGGTTCGCAAGACTGTCCGCAGCTTCGTCCAGGACGCGCGCTCTGCGCAGTCCCGCCGAGAAATGCTGTTGCGGCTGACAAAGACGCGGCAACGCTGATGCCGGAATTGTTTTCAGTCGAGGCGACGCTGGCCTCGCTGATGGATATGGAAGCCCTGCTGCGGCAGGTCGGCAACCACGCGCCGCACGCCATTCGCCGCGCCGTCAATCGGACCGGCGATAAGGCTCTGACGTTGGTGACGCGGACACTCGCCAAGCAGACCGGCGTCAAATATCGCGTCGTCAAGCGGTCGCTGTCAGTGCAGCGCGCCAATTACGATCGCGGCACGTACCGAATCAGTTCTAAGGGCGGCTACATCTCGCTGAAGGAATTCGACGCCAGGCAAACCAAGAACGGCGTCTCTGCCATGGTGTGGGACAAGCGCCGCGTCTTCCCGCATTCATTCATCGCGCCGACCCTCGGCGGTCACGTGTTCGTCCGGATGGGCAAGGGCCGCAACCCCATCCGTAAGATGTGGGGCCCGGCGCTGCCGGCGGAACTGGTCAAGGATGAGACGGCCGCGATCTTCCTCTCGACGGTCGAGACCGAACTGCCCCAACGCCTAGCGCACGAGGTCGGCGCGCTCCTCGCCGGCCATGCCGCCCGGAGTTAGAGGTGGCCGATATGCCACACCAAATGTTGCACGGGTCCTTCCCGGGCCCCTCGGCCTCGCGATAGCGCAGCAGCCCGAGATTTCTCCAGTAAAGCAGTCGAAAAATCACGGTTGACCATGTTGACGGAGGCGACAACCACGGTTGACGGACCGCTTCCGGGCCTTTCCGAAGCGCCGCGGGCGGTCATGTGGACCGTTTCGGAGGTCGCAAAGCGCGACTGCATCTCGAAACAGGCCGTCAGCAAGAAGGTGAAGGAGCTGGTCGACGCCGGTCTCTCCGTCGAGCGCGACGCGCAGGGCCACGTCAAACGGTTGAATGTCGTCGAATACGACCGGTTGCGCGGCAAGACCGACGATCCCTCTAAGGCGCAGGCCCCGAGCCGGGATCTAAACGTATCGGCAAAGCCGGCCGGCGATGACGAAAGCTACAAGGAAGCGCTTCGGACCAAGACCTGGCACGAATCGGAGCGGCTTCGCCTCGATCTCGAGGAGCGCCGCGGCGAGCTGGTGCGGGTCGATGCCGTGACGGACGCCGTGGTCAATTGCGCGACGTCGATTACCGGAATCGTCGATCGCCTGCCGAACGCCGCCGACGACCTGGTCGCGGCTGTGACCAGGGAAGGCGTGCACGGCGTTCGCGTCGCGCTGAAGCAGCTCGCGTCGAAGATGCGCGCCGATATCGCCGAGAAGCTGACGGCGATCGCGGCCAACGCGCCGAAAACCGAGGGCGCCTTCGACGACGGCGACGACGCCGAGGCGCCGGCGTCGTGAACGCCCATCCTGGCGCGCTGCATCTGATCGCAGCGCGGCTCGCCGAGATGATCCGGCCGCCGGCGCCGGTGCCGTTCTCGCGCTGGCTGGGCGAAAATCTGGTGCTGGTCGACGGTCCGCAGGCCGGCGAGATGTGGAGCGCGCACGGCGCGCCTTATCTGCCGGAAATCGCGGACTGCCTGTCCGATGACAACCCCTGCAGCGAGGTGACGATCCGGAAGTCGCAGCAATCGGGCGCCTCAATCCTGGCGCTAGGCTGGTGTCTGTATATCGCCGATCGCGAACGCGCGAATACGCTCTACGCCGTCCCTGGCCTGGACGCGCTGCGCGACATGAACTCCGGCAAGCTGCAGCCGCTGATCGACAAGTGGCAGGCGAAGATCGGGCGCAACGTCATCACGCCGCAGACGTCGCGCTCCGGATCGGGCTCGACGACATACGAGAAGGTTTTCACCGGCGGGCGCCTCTGGTTGCGCAACGCCAACAGCGTCCTCGACCTGTCGAGCGTCACGGCGAAGAAGGGCGTTAAGGACGAGGTCTCGAAGTGGGAGACGCTCGACAACGGCGCGGATCCGGAAACGCTGTTCTTCGGCCGCTTCACGGCCTTCCGCCGAACCAAGGGTTACAAGATTCTGGCGATCTCGACGCCGGAAGTCGACGTTGGCGAGGAAGAGGAAGATATCGAGGGCCACTGCCGGATCGACCGCGCGTTCCGGCGATCGGATCAGCGCTTCTGGAATTGCGTATGTCCGGAATGCGGGAACTTCTTCGTACACCACTTCGATCGGTTCCAGATCGACGCGGTGCATCCGCATCGATCGGCCTATCGCTGCCATTGTGGCCACCACGTCACCGAGGCCGAGCGCGTGCTGGCCGTGCGCGCAGGAAAATGGATATCGAGCGTCGATGAGCCCGGGCGTCATCCCGGCTTTCACATCGACGCCTTCATCTCGCTGATGATGGACTACGGCTCGATCGCGTCCGACTGGTTGAATTCGCAGAAGACCGAGAAGGCCAAGAAGGATTTTCACAACCTGGTGCTCGGCCTGGCGTACCGCTTCCGCGGCGATGCGCCCGATCATGAGAAGCTGATGGCGCGGCGCGAGGACTATCCGCGCGGAAGGATCCCGCCGGGCGCGCTTCTATTGACGGTCGCATGCGACGTCCAGATGCGTGGCATCTATTACGAGGTGCTGGCGCATGCGCCGAATCGCGAAAGCTGGGTGCTCGAAGCCGACTACCTCGACGGCGATACCACCGAGGTCGACGGGGGCGCCTTCGCCGAGCTGACCAAACTCTATCATCGGCAATGGCCCGATGCTTTCGGCAATACCTGGCGTCATGACGAATTCGCCATCGACGCCAACTACCGCACCAACACGGTCTATGAGTGGACCCGTCGTCATGCCGGCACCAAGGCGCTGCAGGGCCGCGATGGTTGGGGGCGCCCGTCGCTCGGCGTCGCGACTGACCAGGACGTCGACTACCGCGGCAAGAAAATCAAGGGCGGCGCGAAATTGCGCGGCGTCGGCACCTGGCCGCTGAAGAGTACGTTTTACAGCTATCTGGCGCTGCAGCACGAATTGAAACATGGCGCGACGGTTTACCCGCCGGGCTTCTGCCACTTCGGCACGTTCCAGGATGAGATCTACTTCAAGCAGATCACGTCCGAATTTCTGTCGAAGGCGAAGGTCCGCGGCCGTGTGAAGCAGATCTGGAGCGTTCGCGCCGGCGGCGAGAACCACTTCCTCGATTGCCGCATCTACGGCATGGCGATCGCGGATGCCTACCTGGCGTCGTTCACGTCGGACGATTGGGCGCAGCGCGCCAAGGAGCGCGGATTGCCGGAAGATCTGCGGGCGCCGGATCTGTTCACGCCGAAGGAATTCGTCGCGGTTGAAAAAGCCGAAACACCCGCCGCGTCGGTGGGATCGAACGGCGGACTTTACGGCGGCGGTCTCGCCGACCTCAACAAGGGTACCTGGTAATGGCCGCGACCGTTCCGTCCTTGAACGACATGCTCACCGAAGCGCAGCTCGCGCTCCACCGGCTGCAGATCGGCCAGTCCGCGGTCGAGGTGACGGTGGCTGGCGGTTACACCACCAAGTTTACGCCGGCGAATATCGACAAGCTGCAGGCCTATGTGCAGCAGCTTCAAGACCAGATCGCCGGCATCACGACGCGCGGCGCCATCGGCATCGTGTTTTGAGGTTTTCAATGAGCAAGAAGAATCGCGATCGGGCGGCGCAGCCTGGACTCGAGACCAAGCTGAAGGCCGCGCACCCGCTTGTCGCTGTACCTGAGACGCCTCTCCAGATGCCGCGGCTCAACTTCGGCCGCCGGAGCTACAACGCCAACGGCGAACTGGTGAACGAGCCCGATGCAAGCTAGTTATGACATCACCACCAACGTAAGCATGTCCGGCTTCGGCGGCGGCGCGGTCGGGCAGACGGCGCCCGTCGCCTATCGCGGCGCGTCGCTCGCCACACAGGAAACGTATGCCTGGCGGCCGCCATTCACGTCCGGCGAGTCCTCGACGCTGTACGATCGCTTTCTCGCCAACATGCGCGCCCGCGATATGGTGCGCAACGATCCGCACGCCGCGGCGATCGTCATGCGCCTGGTCGATATGCTGGTCGGCGCCTGCATCCGGCTCTCGCCGCAGCCCGACGCGCGCGCGCTCGGCCTTGATCCCAAGAACGAAGCCGACAGCAATGTGCTGCAGGATCTGAAGCGCTCGCTCAAGAGCGAGTGGAAAGCCTACGCTGAAAACCCGATGCGCCATTGCGACGCGCAACGGCGCATGACGCATAACGGCCTGATGCGGCTGGCCGCGCGAACCTACACGACCCTTAACGAAACCACCGGCTATCTGTCCTGGAAGCCGGAGCCAACGGGCCGCTATGCGACCTGCCTTCGGCTGATCGACCCGGATCGGCTCTGCAATCCGATGGGCGAGCCTGACACGATCAAGCTGCGCGGCGGTATCGAGTTCGACGGCGACGGTGTCCCGCTGGCCTATCAGGTTCGCAATGGTCATCCGGCCGACTGGTTTCGCTTCCAGCAGACCCTGCAATGGACGCGGATTCCACGCACGACATCATGGGGCCGACCGGTTTTCATCCATGGCTTCGAGCCCGAACGCGAAGACCAGAGCCGGGCGATCACGCCGTTCGCCGCGCTGATGCCGCGGCTGCGCATGATCTCGAAATTCGCCGATACCGAACTGGCGTCGGCAACCGTCAACGCGCTGTTCGCGGCATTTGTCTATTCCAACCTGCCGGTCGGCGACGCTACGGCCGCGTTCACGCCGCAGGGGACGACATTCGCCAGCCAGCGCACCAATTACTACAACGACAATCCGGCCTATCTCAATGGCGTTCGGATTCCGGTGATGGCGATCGGCGACGAAGTGAAGATCAACGCTTCGCCGCGGCAAACGCAGGCCTTCGAGGGTTTTCAGACCGCGTTCTTGCGCTCGGTCGCCTCGGCGCGGGGCTTGAGCTATGAGCAGGTCTCGATGGATTGGTCGAAGACCAATTATTCATCCGCGCGCGCGGCGCTCAACGAAGTCTGGCGCCACATTCAGACGCTGTCGGCAATCCTGATCGAGCAGGTGCAGACGCCGATCTATTTCGCCGTCATGGAAGAGGCCTTCGACCGCGGTTACGTCAAGCCGCCGCCTGGCGCGCCAGATTTCATGGATGCGCCGGCAGCCTATCTCGGCGCGCGCTGGATCGGGCCGGGCCGCGGTTATGTCGACCCCGTCAAGGAAGCCGAGGGCTCGGCCATCCGCATCGGCAACCTGACGTCGACGCAAGAAATCGAATGTGCGCAACAGGGCCTCGATTGGGAAGAGGTTCTGGACCAGGCGGCGCTTGAAAAGGCCGAACTGGAAGCGCGCGGCTTGGTGCGGGCTGAGGCAGCACCGGGCGCCATTGTGCCGGACCCGACCGATGAGGATCTGACGGAATCAAACGCGAGGCCGAAATGACGTTGCTGATGCCGCATATCGCCGCGCGGATGTTCAACACGCCGCTGTTGATCGACGCCGGCAAAGCCGCGGCTATCCTGGCGGGAATGGGCGGTCGCGTCGTCGAGGGCGGCATCGAATTCGACGGCGTGATGCCGGTCGAGCACGTCGCGTTCGCCGGCGGCCGCACTTCGGAAAGCATGGGTACGCTCGGCGATCGCCTCGGCCGGGCCTATGAGCGGGCGGGCGAGGGCGGAAATATCTTCGACCGCATCGGGCCGGTGGCAATCGTGCCGATCGAAGGCACGCTGATCCACAAGGGCGCCTTCCTCGGTATCTCGAGCGGCGAGATGTCCTACCAGGGCATTCAAACCAAGGTGCAGGCGATCCGGCGCGATCACTCGGTGCGCGCGGTCGCTTACGAGGTCGATTCGTTCGGCGGCGAGTGCGCCGGCGCCTTCGACACCGCGCAGATGATGGCGGAACTCTCGAAGGAAAAGCCGACGCTGGCCATTCTCAACGATTTTGCGTTTTCGGCCGCCTACCTGCTGGCCTCGACGGCGCGGCAGATCGTGATTCCCGCGATGGGCGGCGCCGGCTCGATCGGCGTCATCACCATGCACATCGATCACTCGGCGAAGCTCGAAAAATCCGGCAGCAAGGTGACGATCGTCGCCAGCGGGAAGCATAAAGCGGACGGACATTCGTTCGGTCCGTTGCCCGACGACGTGCGCAACAAGATGCAGGCCCGCGTCGACGGCATGCGCGATCATTTTGCGGCCGCCGTCGGCGAGTTTCGCGGCGCGCGACTTACTCGGCAAGCGGCACTAGCGACAGAAGCTGACGCCTTCACCGGCGAAGACGCGGTCAAGGCTGGCCTGGCCGATGCCGTAGCGCGTCCGTCGGAAGCGTTCGCGCAGTTCGTCGCGATGGTCCGCTGAATTTTCACCCCCCGGGCGCGAGCCCTTTCACTTGGAGACTTGAGATGAGCGAAAAACTGACGGGGCTCGCGGCTGTGCTCGCGGCCATTGGCATCAGCGCCAATTCGAAGGACGTTGTGTCGCGCGATGCGCTCGACAGCGCCATCACCGCGGCGCTGGCCGAGGGCGAGAAGGCCGGCGTGATCAAGGCCGGCGTCGATGCCGACAAGATCAAGCTCGACGCCGGCGCCGCGGCGAATGCCCGCGCCAAGGCGATCATCACCGCGCCCGAAGCCAAGGGCCGCGACGCGCTCGCCCATTCGATCGCGTTCGATACCGACCTCGCCCAGGACAAGGCCATCGCGATGCTGAAGGCCGCGCCCGAGGCCGCGAAGGTGTCGCGTCTCGACGGCAATGTGCCGGCGCCGAAGGTCGATGCGACGGATTCCGGCGATGCCGCTGTGACGGCTTCGCAGGAGCTGGCCGCGGCGACGGAGCGCCTGATCACCAAGACCTACGGCAAGCGCGAGCGCGCGTAAGGTTTTTCACCCGGCTGACGGCAACCCGCCGCTCGGCATCACCCAACTCAACCCGGAGACGACCGTCATGGTTTACAGTGCAACCGTTACCCGGCCGAAACTTCAGACGGCCGTCCTCAAATGGTTTACCGCGGAGGAATATACCTTCGAGCAGGAAACCGCGCAGCAGGGCTGCGCCGCGGCCTTCGCGCAGGCGCCGAACGGCGGCCTGCTCGACATCGGCGTGATCATGGGCCGCATCATCGTCAGCGGTGGCGCGATCGCCAATGCTTCCGCGGGCGGCGGCAACGTCGGCAACGGCACGATCGGCACCGAATCGGTGGTGGCCGGCGCCGCGCAGGTCGGCACCTACACCGTCACCTTCACCGACGCGACCCACTTCAACGTCACCGATCCGAAGGGCAACCTGGTCGGCGCCGGCGTGTCCGGCTCGGCGTTCTCGAACCAGATCACGTTCACGCTGACCGCGGGCGGCACGCCCAATGCGGCCGGCGACACCTATACGATGGTGGTTGCCGCCGGCGTCGCGACCGCCAATGCCGGCAACACCGGCAACGCCACGGTCGGCGCCATCACGCCGAAGACCGGCATCCAGGTCGGCACTTACCAGGTCATCTTCACCGCGGCGACCAAGTTCGACGTGTTCGATCCCTCCGGCAACTACATCGGCGCCGGAACGACGGGCACTGCTTTCGCCAACCAGCTCGGCTTCACCATCACCGCCGGCGGTACGCCGATGGTCGATGGCGACGGCTTCGCCATCGTGGTCGCGGCCGGTAGTGGCAAGGTGCTGCCGCTGAGCCTGACCGCCCTCGACGGCGCGCAGAGCCCGGTCGGCGTCGTGATGCGGCAGACCGTGGTTTCGACCACGGCGGACGCGCCGGTGGTACTGGCCGAACGCCAGGCCGTGCTGCTCGACGACGGCCTGATCTTTCCCTCGGGCGCCTCGACCACCCAGAAGGCGGCCATCCGCGCCCAGCTCAACGCGCTCGGCCTGATCGTCCGCTTCAGTTGATCCACGTCATCACCTCGGCCTTCTCTGGCCGCCTTTCCCTTCACCGCAAAATTTAAGGATTTGCGACCATGGAAGACCTTGCCCTTACGTTCCCCTACACCGCGACGGATCTGACCGATCAGATCAACGTCATCCCCAACCGCTACGGCCTGATGGAGGAGCTGAACCTCTTTCCGGCCGAGGGCTCGACCTCGACGATCGTCGAGATGCGCTACGAGAACAAGACGCTGCGGGTGCTGCCCGCCAAGGAGCGCGGCTCGCCCTCGACGCCGATGCTGTCCGAAACCGGCCAGACCATCTTCATCGAGATCCCGCACTTTCCGGCGCAGGACCTGATCACGCCAAAGGACCTGCAGGACATCCTGGTCGTCGCGCAGCGCACCAAGCGGCGCCCGACGCTAGCCGAGGAGGTGTCGAAACGCCTGCTCAGCCTGCGCAACACCCACGCCATCACCCGCGAGTGGGTGCGCGCCTCGGCCCTGCAGGGCATCATCACCGACGGCAACGGCGCCGTCGTCGCCAACCTCAACCAGATCTTCGGCATCAATCCGGTGACCATCGATTTTGTGCTGGGCACCGCGGGCACTGACGTGATCGCCAAGTGTCAGCAGGTCTGGCAGAGCATCTCCACCAACCTGCAAGGCGAAACGATGCGGGCGATCGAGGTGATCGTCGGTCCGACCTTCTTCGGCGAACTGATCGAACACCCCAACGTCGCCAAATACTGGTTGCAGGCCGAGCAGGCCACCAGCATCGCCAACATGATCCGCGTCGAGCGTCAGGGTCAGATGTGGGGCCGGGAGTTCTATTTCCAGAACCTCTTGTTCCGGGAATATTACGGCACCGCGCCGATCAAGAGCGGCAGCCCGCCCACGGTCACATCGACAGCGTTCTTTCCCAACAATGGCGGCACGGCCTATCCGGTCGGCACCATGAACATGTTTCGGACTTACGACGGCCCGGCCAACGACCTGCGCTTCCTCGGCGAGATCGGCCAGGAGATCTACGTCTCGCCGAAGTTCCTCGACCACGGCAAGGGCATCGAACTCGAGTCGGAGTCGAATCCGCTCGCGGTGTGCCGGCGCCCCGGCGCGCTGGTGCAGATCACGACCTCGAACTAACGTTGCGGGAGGGCTGGGCCGCGTGGGCACTTTGTTCGAAGACGCCTGCGCGGCCGCTTCCGTTGCCATCGACGAAGTTTACGCGACGTCCTGGGATTATCTGCCGATGGCGGCCGATGATCCCAACGCGCGCCGCGCGCCGGATCCGGAGCGCACGGGCATCACCATCCAGGCCGCGTTCTTCGATCCCTATGCGCGGGCCTTTTCCAATCAGGCGCGCAAGCAGGGCGTCAAGCCGGAACGCCCCGGTCATGCGTCCGCGCGGCCGATCCTCGATCTCTCCGTGGCGCAGATGCCGTACGAAATGC